TGCTATTTACAAGTATCGGTGAATCTAAATCTGCGCTGAAACTGTTCTCACCATATACTGCAACGACTTTATAATACCCGTTATCATCAACTGTACCCCTACGTCTATCATAGAAATCCCAAATACCCTCAGGGGTAGCCGTCACACGAACGGCAACGCAGTTATGGCCAAGTGCGCCTACTGTTCCGGCGTGTTCGTGGTCAATACACAAATAGTTTGCTTTATAGGTGCTAGTGCCATCTGTGATCACGAATTTCCAATCAGAGTCGGTTTCTTCAATACCGTACGATGGATCAGTTTCCCAACCCATACGAGAATCAACCTTTGTCGGAACAAGTGCAGATCCGAACCACTCATATGCAAATGCTGTCTCAATTTGTTGTGCTGCATCATCCCAAGGCAGTTTGAAACACAACGAATTGCAGTATACCCACTCTGTCGAAAGTGATGATGATGCGCTGTAATTTGTGCCGATTAGTGGCATAGCAAACTTAAGCGGTTTATTTGCGATAATATCTACAGTTTTACCAATTAGGTCTTTTCTATGGCACTCAGTAACCTTTGCCCTCACGCAGTATGCAATCTGTACGTGAAATTCAGCATTGGTTTTCAAGCGTGAGTTCCACAGTTTATATCCGCCGTTGCCATTGATTTTAACCTCATAAGACAGTGGAGTACTTCCGAACATAATTGTAGGGGTTGCTTGATAAAGTTCCCCACCTCTGCCTCTATATACAATATCACTCCATACGTTAAAGCCGGCATTCATTCCCGAAGGACTGTAACAGTTAATTCTGCAATTATCCGGTATAGTCTGCACATCCACTGTGCCGTATGCATCATCATAACCATATGAACGGTAAGTGTGTGCATCCTCATAACCATAGATGTTGTATGCTGTAATAGGTATCCAACTACTTGTATATGTATAATAAGTATGAAGGCTGTTATTACCTAATAGCATATAGTTACTGAGAGGAGTCGATAGATACCATGAGTTATCATATTGACTAAATTCCGATGAATTAAGTTCCCATTCCTCACCGCCCCAACGTCTGACACTCTCTACTACTGAACACTCGCTCAATGGAATATCGAGTATTTTATACGATGCTGTCGTTGAACCCGACATAAAATAATTACGCTGTTTAACATAATTGTTAAAGAAAGTATGCTTAGGTGAACCGCCTTGCGCTGATTGTGCATCAGCTTCCTTCATTTCTTTAGGTCTAAATGGATAAACTGCAAATTGATGCGGGTGATCATAATTGTTTCTATAGTTATTTCTTGCTCTAACTTCCCAATCGCTTGATAACTGTTCAGGATAATGTTCTGTTGTATCTTGGAACGCTGGCAGTACGACCCACTCATTATTTGCACCGCTGATTTTAATTAAATCGCCGACACGATATTTAGACAAATCGTAGCCTTCTATAAATATCGACTGATATTCTAGATGTGTGTTATTCGTGATGCTTGTAGCTGTCAGTGCGTGAAGTGTATGGCCAGAACTAGTTACTTCTGTCGAGTTATACCAGCATTTAGTTATTTCCGGTGCTATGCTGTTAATTGATAAATCTGCTGATGGCTCGCATACTTCGCACTGTATGCCCTGTAATACTGAAATAGGAGTTGCACCGACATAGATATTTGATAAATTGTGCTGAAAATAGCCGATACCTTGACTTAAAATCAAATCTAAATAATATTCATTGTCACGATAAAATCCGTGTGCATCTGCCAGGTAATCAGGGAACTTTTTAAACAGTCCAAATTGTTCTGGAATGACATCACCTAACTTGATTTTATTGCCTTGAGCATTAACATCATAGATTGAGCGTGACTCACCGCTTTTATCAGTTCCGGTCTTGCTGTTCAAATTGTGCATCATACGCATGGTATATAAGAAAGTTGCAACCATGGCGACAAGCACAAAGGCAAACATTACAACAGCGCCTTCCGGCTCTAAAATAAATTTAATTTCGTGATTTTTTTCTTCAGATAAAAAATAATTTTTCCATTCAGCGAAAGGAACAACGGAACCATCAACAATTACGGTTATAGATTTTTCTGTGAGATGTGGAGTTTGTGCAAGTTCAGAAACTAAATCATAAATACTTATATTTGATTTAATTTCAGTAAATTCTTCTTCAATTATGAAATCTAAATCGTGTCTAGGTGCGACAATTATATGTAATTTCATAGAATTTCAAACTCCATAAACTGTAAATTCTTTTAATCGTGCCGATACTCTGCAATACCGCACCATTCTTATTTATATGCAGAATTTTTTTATTTATCACTATTCCGCAGTGCGCTAAAAAATTATTTTTTGTGTAAAATCCGCATAGGTAAATTTTATCACGTTCTAAATTTTTTTCTGTGATTTCTGCATATTTTACAATTTTTTTAAAATTTTTTTCGCCTTCCGGTGCTTGTGAAATATCCGTTATGCTCTGTTCCAATGGCAGAGTAATTTTTAACTCGTTTTTGAAAAATTCCAAAACTAAACCGTAGCAGTCCACGTCTGGCAGAGTTCTACCGCCGTGTTTATATCGTGCCAGGAGATACTTATCTATATTAATTTGACACATATATAATACCGGGTGCATTTTCTGCCGTGTAGCGTTTCTGTGGAAACTCCGTATTTACTAAATCGGCAAAACTTGCGGTGAAGTTTGCTGCGGAACCGCTGAAATTAACGGAATTTATAACCATTTCAATTTCAAATTCTTTTTGTAAGGTTGTCGGGTGCCATTGTGCAAGTGTGACAAAGTTCAAATTTTTATGGTCATTTCTCGTAATTCTTGAAAGATATTGTAAGATTTCCCTATTTACATCACCGATGGAAAAAGTTAAATCTTGAAAAGTATTGTCTGACCTTTCCGGCAGTGCGGCACTGAAACAGCTTGCAGAATAAACTTCACCATCTAAAGTTACATCATTTTGTGACAGTGCATAACGTAAAATTTTATTTTCAACTGCGTTACCTTGCCACGGCTGACCGTTGTATTTATAGCCTAAAGTTAAATTGAATGTGAGTGTGGTAATAGGGAACTTGTCGCCGCTCGCCCATAATGCTTTGAGTGTTTGAAGTGCCATGCTGTTATTCCCTCACGTCTAAAGTGAAACTCACTTTATATACAAAATTACTGCTGTTTCTGAACTGTAAATCTTTTTTTATTTGGCCGTTTTTAATTCTGACAGTTCGTGTATTGACAGTGTCAGAATTGTCTAGTGGTAAATTCATAGTGAACCAATCCGAGCCATAATTCAAACTTTTATAAAAGTTCCAGAAGTCTACCCACTGTGCACCTGTAAGCATTAACACGCATGAAACAGAAAAGTCACTTGCATTATATGGCATAGTTCTTTGTCTTGCACTGCCATCCGTGAATGTAGTTCTAATCAGTGACGGCTTATAATCTGCGCTATAAGACTCTTGCAGTGGTTGCGGTAATGTATTTGGATAACTTAATATACTCATTTAATACCCCACTCTTTTCAATCCGTAAGTCGATTCTAACACACTAGCTGTATCACCGCCCGACCGGATATTTGCCACAAATATATCAATCATCTGCTGGTCGTCACGCTCAGACTGTTGAACAGTTCCGGCTTTTTCTCTATCTTCTATCAGATTCACTGTAATGCTGTTCTGTCGTAACATTTCAGCTGTATCTTTTCTTCCGGTAACTGTTGCCGGACCCTTTATCAGTTCCGGTCCAATTTCACCAACAAGACCAACCGCACCGCTAGGAATGTAGCCGCCTTTGTCGTATGCTCCGGAATAGTTTATAGATTTAATTTGTGCAACCAAAGATAAACCTTGCGCCAGAACTTGCGCCCATGCAATCAAATTTGCCGGATATGGAGCCGCCATGGCATTTGCAGCACCTTGATAGATTGACAGTATGGAACTTGCTACAGCAAAACTTTTTTGTAAAGCGAACAGTGTTCGATACATACCGCTATTTTTTTCAAATCCTTGCGCTATGTTTCCAATATAACCACCAATAGCAGAACTTGCTTGCGCATAAACTCCGGTAATCTGCGTTGCTGTCAATTTTGACTTTTGAAAATTTCCGGTTAAAACATTATCCCATGTCAAACCGTACTTTTGAAGTTTGTCT